GAAACCATTGATTCTATTGATCAAAACCGCATTCACTGTAAAGAATTCCGACAAATCAGATACCACAAGATTTATAGTGTGTCCTGTTTTCTTCGAGACAGTGTCCAAAACGTGTATCAAAACAAGGCAAATCAACCCGACAATAATGCATATTGCGCCACAATGTAGAAATGCTACCTTCCAGATGATGCACCCGGAGCGAATTGAGCACCACAAGTCGAAACCGGAGAAGGTGATTGCCGACCTGGATCAGCAGATTCTCAGCAAGGAAGCCAGTGGCGTGTTGAATTGGATGCTGGTCGGCCTGGACAAACTCCGCGCCGATGGCTGGCAACTGAATCTCAACAGCCAGCAACAAAGGAGCGTGGATAATCTGTTGCTCGAATCCGAAGGCCACGCGGTTTTTGTCCGCGAGTGCTTGACGCGAGATGCCGAAGGGCAGCTAACCGTGCCGGATTGTTTCTCGGCATATGTCGAATTTTGCAACCAGCACGGCTGGACGGCCCTGACCAAGAACAAATTCGGCTCGCTGATTGGTGACGTGGTGGTAAGGCAGTTCGGCACCACCACTCGCAATGACATTCACGACGGCAGCGGCAAAGCCCAGCGGGGCTGGAAAGGCATCCGCCACTTATGAAATTTTGTCGGACCAACTGGCAGAAGGGTATCCGAAGTATCCGGCAATCGGCGGTTCGGATACCCCGGATACCATTTTCCCACTCCACTGGGGAAATTCACAATCACGGAGATTCTGAATGACTTTATGAACACCGATCCCAACCCACCCCCGCTCAACCATCGCTTCAACCGTGGAAATGCCCGCGAGATGGCCCGCCGGTCATGGACGGCGCGCCGGCAGCGGGAAGCCGACCGGAAGGCCCTCGAAGCAGCGCAAGTCGAATTGCAGGCCGCTGGCAATGAGGATGCGGCTATCACGGCCACCAAGAAGCAGATTGCGACGTTGGACAGAGAACTGGACGCCGCCTTGGACGCCAAGAACTTCAAGCTTGCTGCGGCCATCGCCTCGACCAAGGCCCGGCTCTGGCCGCTGGCACGGCCAACCGCAGGCGTCCGAAAATCAATCCGGGAGCGACGGCCAGCGTTGCGGGAACTTTGATCGATACCACTACAGGTTGTGGTTTTCAGTTTTCCTCAATCCTTGCTTGCGTAAGTCGTTGAAAATCAACGGCCTCAATTGAGTATAATGGATGTTGTGTGTCCTTAATTCGATTTTGGACACTCACCGCTCGTGGTGTGCATCGGCCTGCCATCGGCCATGACTACGAGGGGATGACCACGGTTTTGCCCAGTCCGGGGAGGGGGGGGGTGGGACGAGGGGGGAGGGGGGGGGTCCTGGCGGTGTTGGCGGATTTGTACCACCCCGTTTTTAATCGAACCTCATTTTCCGCGTTTACCGCGTTTACCGCGTAGGGGGTTAAGCTTGATTTTTCTCTGGTTGGAGTGGGGAAAAGGTATCCGGGGTATCCGAACCTCATTTTTGAGTTATCCGGCTTTCCCGGATGACTGATTTTGCACCCCTCAGACTCCCTGTCTGCGTCTGCGTCTGCATGGGCTTACCGTGGCTTACTCTGCTGACGACTGGCTTACTTTGCTGACGTAAGAATGTGTCAGCATTTTGGTGCGCGCGGTGTAGTATGCTTCTGCTTCTGCTTGCGTGACGCTACGGCTTGCTACGCGTGACGCGACACTTGACACGCGTGACGGTTAAATGTAGCATGTGCTATATGGCTTTCGTGAAACTGGATTGCGGCATGTTGGACTCAACTTTGTGGGTTGACCGTGAGGCGCGGGAATTGTTCATCACGGCGCTACTGATGGCAGTGCCCTACGAATTGAAGGAACCGGCGAAACAAATCCGGGTGCGGACGTTGGAGGAAACCGGGTTTGAGATAGCCGCCGGGTGGTACGGGATGGTGGAGGCGGCGGGAATTGGGATAGTACGGCGGGCGGGGATGGAATTGGAGGCTGGGCTTTCAGCCTTGGAGCGGTTGGGCGAGCCAGAGTATGAGAGCCGGACCCCGGATTACGAGGGACGCCGGCTGGTGCGAGTGGCGGGGGGTTACATTGCGTTGAACTATACAAAGTACCGGGAGAAAGATCACACAGCGGCGGAACGGTCAAAGCGGTATCGGGAGCGGGTGATGACTCGGAAGCGAGTGCAGAGGGGCAATGGTGGCATGGACGGGAAACCGGCCTCAGCGGCGTACAAGGCGAAGGAGGCGGCGGCGTGCGCGGCGCTGGCGAACGGGGATGAGAAGACGTTTGAAAGGCTGGCGGCGGCCTGAACCTGGTTTCAAGATAAATGGCTTGCGCGGGGGCGGGGGATGAGCGATAAAAGGGCGTGGGCAACGGCTGGTGAAACCCGTTGCGATAAAGCCTGCGGTTGGGAAGCGAACACGCCAACGCCAAAGGAAATCGCGCGGCAATAGCCAGTCGGGCGCGGCCCCTCCTAATGGCTGGATAGTTTAACGTGTTTGAAAACGGGCGCTTTCTAAGCGTCAGATGCAAGCTCACTATTGCTCCAGCCACCAATTTTAGCGGGTTGGCGTTTTTTATGCCTCAATGACGCTGGCCGGTTCGGGGATGGGTTGCTCCGAAAACTCAATTCCCGCCTCCTTGGCGGTTTTCATCTCGGTCAGGAGCTTGGCCAAGGACTCGAATTCCACATGGACGCCTTCCGGCATCAAGTCCACCTTTTCCCGGAGCGATTCAATGGCTTCGGGGACGGTGTCACCGATGGCGCAGACCCAGCCGATTTCAGAGACGCCTTCGGGGTGGGGCGGGACACAAATCAGGCCGTCATTTTTGCAGGAAAAACCCACCTTCACCCATTCAGTGAGTTCTTCCGGGATTTTCAGCACGTTCCAATGGTCACGGTCACACTTAAAAATGGCTTGGACGCCGAATTGGGCATTGGCTTCCGGCTCCACCAGATTGCCTTGAGCGCCTTGCCAGATGATTTCCCCATAGTTGGCCGTCATTTCGCAAAAAACCTGGCTGGGCGGGCTGGGGGCGCGGCAAGTGGGGTCAATGAAATAGCTTTCCTTCTCCGGGGTGATGCGGACTTCCGTGGAAAAGAACCCCCGGTAGCCGTACTTGGCCAAGATCGGGCCGAAAGCATGGTTCACACAACTGGTTTCGGGGGCGATGTCGGCCATTTTTTGGAATGAGCCGACAAAGGACTTGTCCTTGTTCTCAATCCCGTGCATGACCGTGGTCGGCCACTGGCCGTCAATGCAGTAGGTGTCAATGCCGTCCTCAATCTCGGTTTCAATGTCAGAGAAGGCGTAGAACACCACGTTTTCCTTGATGGGTCCGAGCTTGGCGGCAATGTCGTCCAGGATGGGGCCGTCTTCCTCCATGCTGCGGAAATGGAACGTCTCGAAATCCCCCCGGTAGGTGGACACTTTGATGTATTGGTCCGGGTTGTCGGCCAAGAACAGCCGCAGATTGGTGACGCCTTTGATTTTTTCGGCCTTGGGAACGGGCAAATCCGTTTCCGCCTTCAACACCTTCAAGAATTCCCCGCGGCGGGCCTCCAAAACGTCCGCGCCACGGCATCCCCACACGGGCATTTTCTTGGCCAGCCGCTTTTGCAGGTCGGAATAGCCAATATCCGGGAACACGGCCAAGTCAATGCTGTCCTCGATGCCTTCCACGGATTCCACGCGGGTAATGTCCGGGTATCCATCGCCGGGCAGATCATCCCGGAAATGGGGGAACGCGGTTTCCCACGGGGACCAGTAGTAAACCTTGGCGTAGTCACGGGCGAGCCGCCGGGCGATGTGGAGGAAAAGGCCGGTATCCACCACGAGGCAGTGAAGTTCGGAAAGGGGTTTCATGGCAGGGCGTCGATCGCGGCTTCGTAGTCGGCCCAGTCCACTTGCATTTCATGGGCCATTTGGCGCTCAATGTTGGTGGCAAAAAAATGTTCGTTCCGGTACGGCGCGGCGGGGTCGTCCCCCGGCTCGCTGTAATTGTCCGGGTGTCGGTGTTCTTCAAACTTTTTGTCAAAAGTGTCCACCATTTCACAAGTGATTCCCCGGTCTTCACACAAGGTCACTTCAATCAATTCATGGAGCGCCACCAGCAAGGCGTATTTGCGCCCGATTTCGGAACTGACGTTGATTTTGAGGGTGCCATCCGGGCCACGTCGCCAATCGCCCACCGTGGGATAGGACTGTTGCGCGTGCGGAATGGTTTGGATGATGATTTTCATTCGTCTTTATCCAGGGCTTTTTGGCTGGCCTTGGCGCTTTCCTTTTTCAAGTGAATATCCGTGGCGGTGGACACGGCTTTGCGCCGCTGATCGCCAACGTGGCCAACTTCGGCATGGCGCCGGGCCTGTTGGTCCTTCACTTCTTGGGTGCGGAGTTTTTGCCGGGCCATCAACTCATTGTGTTTCAACTTCTGGTTGGTCAACGCCTGTTCGGCTTGCAGTTTGGCCTTGGTTTCGGCCAACAGGAGTTGGGCCTTGCCTCCGTCCTTTTGCTGGGCCCGCTTTTCCATTTCGGCTTGCAGCTTTTGTTGCAGCTTTTTGAGTTCGTTGGTCAACTGCATCAAGTCGTGGTTGAACTTCTTGTAGAGTTGCTCGTTGCCGGTGTCCCCCTTCATGCCGTGAATGAGCTTGCCCAGGTATCCCACCACGTTTTGCAACCCGGTGAGTTCTTTGGGTGTGGGCACCTTGGTGGTTTTCTCAATGCTCACGATGTAACCGCCCGCCAGCCCCAACAGGGTTTGAATCTGCTGAATCGGGTTCAGCCCTTCCGGGATTTGCGGGGGCAATCCCAGCATCATCAGCGGGAAGGCGTTGGCGGCGGCGTTGCTGGCTTCACTCACCTTGGGCGGGTTGATCTTCACCCAGCGGCGGGCGCGTTTGGCACCCACCATTTGCACGGCGGCATCATGCAGGGCTTCCGCTTGCGCCGTGGGGTCCAACATGGGCCGGAGCTTCAAGGCGTTTTCGGATTCAACCATCGCCATCGTGGGATTGCCGTTGCCCAAAGGCAGGTTTATTTCCACGCGCCACTTTTTTTCGTCCAGCCACTCGCGCGGGATGCCGGATTTTTTGCATTCCTTCTGGAATTCAACCACGTCCTTATCGTCAGAGCCTTGGAGGCAGAAACGGCGGCAGATTTCCTTGGCGGCGAATTTTTCATAAATGCCAGCGGTCAACATCAGGCCGGACAGCATGGCGTTGTTTTGCTGGACGTGGACGCCCACTTCAAACGCGGTCTGTTCCTTTTTGGTGCCGGTGTCAATTTGTTGGGTGTAGGCAGTGGACGCCTCCTGTTGCAGTTGTTTGGTTTGGGCCATCACGGATTCCACCAGCGCGGCGTCCACTTGGTGGCGCTCACTTTGGGGGATGATGTTGACGCCCGGTTTCAAGACGGCCAGATTTTGGAACACCTGAATTTGGGCGCGGGCACGGTCCACGGGGTCCGTTACGCGGAGCATGATGTTGAATTGGTCCAGCGTGTGTTGCAGCAACCGGCAGCGGGTGTAATCCGTCCAGTAGCATGGCTCGAACAAGGCAAAGCCAAGGCTGCGGACGCTGTGATACATGAAGGGTGCCTTGTTGTTCAGATCGCCGAACTGGACATGGAGGATATGCCGCCAGGTTCCGGCCACCGGTTCTTGTGACTGGCAAACAAATTCGTCCTCGTCGGCGGAGGTGGTGCCAGCGGTGTTATTTTCGGGGACCACCTTCAAATTCCAGTTCCCGTCCTCGTCCTCGTGGTAAAAATGCCAAAGGTTGATTGTGGGCATGGCGTCCCCGGTCCAATAACCGGCGTTTTGCTTGCGCAATTCCTCAAACTTTTCCGGGACACTGTTCCAATCGTAGTTGTTTTCGGCCATGACGGTGTTGCATTCCTGCACGCTGGAAAGCAGCTTGGCCACGGCGGGTCGGTTCCATTGAAACTTGCTGACGGCATCAGAAAACGCCTTGCGCGAGAGTTCGCCCGGGGTGTAGGGGATGCGGACGGCAAACCACGTCAGGTTGCGGAAAGACAATTCGGTGTCGGTGGGAACGCGCAAGTCCTCAATGGCAACGAAGCGCGGGAGCCAGGAGAATTCATCTTCCCAAAGCATCGGACCGATGCCGTGACACACCACCGCCGCCCAGCGGGAGCGGTGCAGTTCAAAGAATTGCAACGCGCCTTCGCCTTCCTTCATGCGCTCGTTGATGGTTTCCGTAATGATGCCTTCCCATTCGGCGCGGACTTCATCCGGGGATTTGGGCAAGGACACGTTGAAAAAATTGGGCGGGGACATGAAGTTGGAAAGGTACTGGCGGCGGGCATGGGACAGCGCCCCCATGAGTTCGCCCCAGCGGTTGAAAATCTTCATGCCCAGCCGCTTGGCCTCGTCCTCGTCAAACAGCGGCTCATTGTTGGCGGCGCGGTTGATCAGGACGCGGTTTTCCCCGCGTGAAAATTCGGCTTCATCCCCGGCACGGATGGTGTCTAAGACTTTGGATGGTTCTGAAAAATTTGGCATAGTGTTTCCTTGGGTATCCAGCAGTGGGCCGGAAATTTGGTAAGCTGGTCATCCGTGGTGTGCGCCCGGATATGGCGGATAGGCACCCAGACTTTCAGGGAGAGAACGCAACGGCAGGTTTTGCAAACGTGCAAGTCCGGGTCACGGGCGGTGCGCAAGTTGACTTGCTGTTTGATTTGCAAGCCTTGCTTGATTAGCCTGGCCACGTTCAGCTTTAACTGCGAAGTGTGAACCGGGCTGTTTTGCGGACAGTCCCAGCAAATGTCAGCGCGTTCTTGGGCCAGGGCGGGCGTGACCGGCTCCCCGCCGCCCCCCAGCCAGTCCCGGAGGATGGCCAACGCTTGGGCGTCATCTTTGAATTCTTGCAGCAGGTTCATGGCTCAATCACAAGTCCGCACCCGACGCAGCTTTTACGGAAAAAGGGGTGGTTGTCGTGGATGCGGGCGTAAGGTTCAGCACAGTCCCAGCAATAGGCTTCACTGTTGTTGCGGACGGCACAGTTGAACTTGTCCACGTCTTCAAGGGACTCCGGTAAACTGGCACGGGGAAGACGGTTGGCGACCCGAAACGCACTGACAGCCTTGGCCACTTCCGTAATGATCGGGTTCGGGGCAAAGACGTGGTAAATGCCCGTGGTTTGGGTGAACACATAATTGTTGGGGATGGCTTGGTTATGTGATTTGAGGATGAACATATTCAGGCAAAAGCGTTGGGGGTGGAGCGTTTCAACATGCCGGACTTCAACAGGGCGTCCCATTCCTTGGTTTCGGTTTCAAAGAAGTCTTCTTCCTTGCCGGACGGCGGCTTGACGTCGCGGCCTATGCGTTCAATGCGGAAGCCCAGCCGGCGGGCACCTTCCACCCCGATGGCAAATTGGTCGTACAAGTCGGGGGATTTTTTAATCCGCTCCTTCATGTCGTCCTTGGTTTCGACTTCCACCTTGTTGCCCGCCACCACTTTGAACAGGCGCAACTGGCCTTCCCGGGCGGTTTCGAGGGGCAAATCACGCACCTGCCCGGATTCAATGGCTTCGCGGGTGCTGAACCACATTTCCGTGACGAATTTGGAGTAATGCTCGTCGCAGCGTTTGAGGCGACGGACGCCGTTTGGCTCGTCCACGAACAAATCGAACCGCACGGGCCTATCGGTGGGCCTGCCGCCGGAGTCCACAGGCACCGGGCAGGCCGCGCCGAATTTCTTGGCGAAAGCAAAGCCCAGCGTGCCGCGTCCAAAAGCATCGTAGAAGATGTTTTCCGGCGGGATGCGCAGGGATTGACTGCGTTGCCAGATAAAATCGGCAATCTGTTCTTCTGGTTCGATGCCGCAGTGGAGGCGGATGGGGATGATCTCCGGGCTGGCGACGGAAAGAATCCATTGACCGTTCTTGTCGGGTCCGAACTGCAATTCTCCGCCGACGCAACGATCTCCACCGCCATACGCCGGGTCGAGGGCGTAGAGTTTGGTTTGGCCAGCGCCCTGCCAGATGGCTAAATCGAAGGCATGGTGTCGTTCGCACAGGCCGAGGGTAATGACGCGGTTTGACACCATGCCCTTGGAAGGCTTCCCAATCCCTTGTTGATAGACCTGCCACGAGTCCGCGCCGTAAGTCGCCACGAGCTTGGGAACGAAATCCGCGCTGGCCAGAAAGGCGTATTGGTCTTTTGGCTCGTCCCCGTTGGGGGTGTCCCGGCCATCGAAGGCCAGGCAGAATGAATCGTGCCAGCGGGAGCGCCAGACTTGAGTTTTTTCGTTGTCAATGAAGGCATCCCAGCCGCCTACCGGTTCGCTGGCCGTGCAGAGGGGGTCCGAAATGTCGGTGGGGTTGCCCGCCATGACGCCCTTGAACCGGGCGTTGGCCATCCAGTTGGTGTAGCCATCCAACAAGGAAGGTTGCATGACGGCCACCTCGTCCCCGTAATGCTTCAAAATGCCATCGTTCTTGCCGGGGCTGGACGGGGGTTTGACGCCTTGAAACTTGGACATGCCCACGAAGCGCCCCCCGGAGACGCACGGGACACACACCAAGCCCTTGTTGATCTCGCGGGCGAATTGCGAATCCTCGTCCACTTCATCCGGGACAATGGCCAGCTTGGATTCGAGGACGTAGCCGGGGAGTTCAGGGAAACGGGTTTTGGCTCGATTGAACAGAAATTTAATGCCGCGTCCCCAAATGCGCAGTTCGAGCGAGCGAATGTCGGTGGAGGACAACAGGGACAAGGTGGTATGCGGGAAGGCAAAAAAATCAATCAAAGCATGGACGGCCATGAGGTAGGTCTTGCCGCTGGAAGCGCAGCCCAGGAGGACAGTGACCTTATTTTCAACGATGGCGGTGAGTCCCTGAACGAACCAGCGGTGCGGCTGATCTTCGGGCCAAAGGAGCCGGTGCGCGGCCAGATAATGGGCCACGGCTCCGGGTTGGCCGTAACGCCGCCGAATCATCCCCAATTCAATTTCCAGCGGGGAGGCATCATCGGGCCAGGGTATGCCATACTGGTTCACGGGGCGAATGTAGCACTTGCAAAACATTGTAGCAAGGGCTACAAATAGGGCATGAGTGTTCTGACCTTATGCCCGGTGTGGGTGTTCGGAGACGGATTTTGCACGGCGCAGACTCCGGTGGTGTGCAACCCCCCCATGACCTACAACGCCACGTTGGGCACGCCCACGGCCCAAGGCATCGTGCCGCCCTACACCAACCTGCCCGCACTCATTTACGACCTGAACGGGGTGGGTGACTCGTTTGGCTGGAACCCCGCAGCCGGAATTTGGACATGAAAACTTTACCCTGCATCCTGCTTTTGCTGTGGCCCTGGTTCGCCATGTCGGAAACCACGTCCTGGACGACCGTTTCCAACCTCGTTTCCACACTGAATAGTACCCTGCTGCAAAACAACGTGATGGCGGGGGCCAACATTTCCGTGACGGCCAGCGGGAACAAGATCACCATTGCCAACACTGCGTCCAGCGGCACCACCTTGAATGCCGGTCAACTCAACG